GCTTGTCGATTTACGTAAGTTGAGAACCGATTGTTTACGGTATTGTTGTTAGTGATTAAATCCACTCGCTCCAGCTCCAGTGCTAGGTACTTCTCACCAGTCTGCTCCTCGATAAGTGCCTTGTCAGTCTGTCCATCCATACGTAGGAAGTCAGCATAGGAGGTGTGAGCAATGAAGTGAAAGAACTCCGCTGGAACACTCTCGGTGCTATTCAAGTAATCCGATGAAGTCGTTAGGACTTCAAAGGGTTTCTTGTAAGTAACGAATACACCCGAGTCAGATGAGCTGACTACATTTAAGATGTGCGCCCCGATTGTATCCACGTAGAATTCGTATTCAACGGTGGAGTTGTTTAAGAACGGCTGGTTCCGGTGGATTCGAATGAACTCACCAATTGTGTCCTTACCTGCCTCAGCGTAAGTGACAGCTTGATCAGCACTAAGTACACGGGACTCTCCAGCTACTAAATAGCGTGGCCACATCTGACTAGTGTTATAAGCCTCAGAGAACCTACGGTTGATGAAGTTTGCTACATCATCCTGCTCGGTTAGTGCAAACGAACCAACCCCCGAAAGGGATTGGATCAACTTGTATAAATCGCCGTATGTTCTAGTCTGCATTATAATTTGTTCGGACTTAGGTCACTGAACTTGCGCTGGAAGTATTTTAGAAAATTAACGGAATGAACCTCTGCGTGACCGTACGCCTTGATAAGGCGAAAGTATTCACGGGGTGGCATAGATGCCACACACTTCCCAAGGGTGGGGTGCGTCTTTCCGATGTTTGCAGTAGCATCCCTACGAGCTAAGTCGTATCGATCTTTCTCGGTTGCTACTTCGTGGTCTAGGCTTGCCTTGACCTCAGCTCTGAGAGCTGCGTCAATATCCTCGTCGGATATGCCCGGCTGTTGGTTTACAATTTGCATAAATAAAAAAAAGGAGAGGGGCTGGGATCGGACCAACCCCCCTCCAAATTGAATTAGCTTACGTCCTGGATCAAGCCGTGAGCCTGTGGGTGGTAAACACCGAGGGTCAGAGCGCAATCAACGAAACCACGTTCGCCGCCACCTTGGTTGGGTAGACGAGTTGAACCCATAGGGATCAGTTCGTGTACACCGTAGTACTCAGGATTGAGTAGGTAGCCACTGGAGTTAGCTGTAGTACCACCGAAGTTAGGCATACAGTCAGGGTTAGCGTTGACGATCGAAACGATACCGTGATCGCTTTGATACATTTCAACACTGAGCTTAATTGCTGCAACACCACCATCGTAGTTTACGTTACGGACGCTAGTTTCTGTAGAAACAGTTGACAAGCGAGCGAAGTCACTGATGACACGGCGGAGGCCAACGTCTGCAACAAGAACCAAGCCATTGGATACACCATTAACTTCGAAGATGCTCGAAATGATGTTGTTCAGTGCAGTCTCGCTGAAGTCATTTGCAGCGGACTCAGTAGTTGTGTAGATGCTAGAAGCAGGAGTTGTGAAGCCAGCAGGTACAGTTGTTGCGGCAGCAGCCGAATCAATGAAACCACCAAGACCAGTCATCTTATAAGGAGTAACGGTTCCGGCTGGTTGTTTGATATTAGCGGAGCAAAGAGTTGCTTCGATGTCACGCTTGAGTTCACGGATTGCTTTAGCTTCTGCTTGTGCAATTTTAGCTGGACCTACAGAATCAACAGCTTCCTGAAGATCGGATACACGATAGTCCCGGCGGAACTTTTGTGTGTAGTTGCCCATACGAGCGCGACCAGCGAATTGGTCAGTGAATGTACCGATGTCATCGCCTTCGATGATGCCAGCAGTGCTAGGTGTGTCAAGAGAATCTACTGTCCACTCTGTGTTAGTAGCTGATGCGCGTTGCTTTTGTGCAGATGAAAGGATCGGAGTTTCTTCGGGAGCCAAGATGGTAAGTACATCTGTAAGGTCTTCACGATTGGAAACAGCCGAACCGTTATTATCTACGTTATAGGTATTTGAGAATGCCATAATGTTATATAATTTGTGTTATCGGGTTTGTAATTGTTGTGTTCGGAATTTGATGAAATCGCTTTTATCGCCGCTGGTTTTATATTGTTGAGCTAGTTTCTGAATTGCTTTCGTTGGGATGTTCGATGATTTTTCAGTCGCTGCGGACACGGAGCCTACCTGCTTGGGTGGGTTCAATGTTGCCGATGCTGGCTTCTCAGCCTTGACTGGTGTCCGTCCCCACAAGCTATTTGCTGCGTGTGCCATTAAGTATGGCATCTGTGCGGACACATCCGGAGCAAGGGACTGTAACATCTCTCCCACTCGTTCATCCTGCATAATAGCATTGTATTGATGGCGAACATCATTGTCCTCACCGCTGAGCCAAGGAAGTTCTTCGACTGCCTTCGATTGGAAGGATTCAGCCAATTGCTTGCCTTGCTCTTTAGCTTGTACCGTTTTCAGTTGGGAGGGCAGGAACTTATCACGGGACTTACGGGAGTTCAATAAACTCTTGCGTACGTCAGCCTTGGTTAATTCCTGTCCATCAATTGTTACGACTACATCCTCGGGTGAATATCCGTCTGCTTGAAACAACGTATCCTCTGCCCACTCGATTACGGAATTTACTTCCTCGGCCTTTTCCTGTAGGGCTTCAATTGTATTCAATGAAGCGAAAGGATTGTTAGCTACTGTTTCGGGTGCTTTGAGCGGATCTGGTGCTTGTTGCATCTTGGCTTCCAATAAGCTCACACGTTCTTCGGCTGCTTTCCGCTTTGCGGTAAGCTCACCAAATCGTGCAACTGCTCGACTGCCAAGTTTCTCGGATAGTTCACGAAGGTCTGCTTCGGACATATCATCTAGATCTAATTGTGAAAGAACATCTTCGGCTGGTGCTTCCGCTGGAGTTTCCCCCTGCTCTTCAACAACCTCTGCTTCAACTTCGGGGGCTTCCTCCTGAACTACTTCTTCCGTGGATTGCTCCTCGGTCGGCGTAGGCTCTGGTGTAGATCCCAAGCGTCTGGTAACGAAATCAGACGCTGTAATATTTGTATTTTCCACTGCTGTTTCTACGGACGCAGAGTTCTCCGTTGGTATTTCATCGGTCATATATTTTGTTGTTTCCACTCTTTAACGCCGAGCGAGGGCGATGTAAATATAGTAACATAGTACGCAACCCCACTTGAGCTAGTCAGTTTGCAGTGGGATTCCTTTAATCGAATTGAAATTGGACAGGTGCAGGATCTGATCGTAGCTTAGGATTCTTCCCGATAGCTGCTGGATCTTATCACTGTTTGCCTCGTGCAATTCTGATATTGTTTCCTCACGTAATTCACTGATTACCCGCAGGTATCTGATGAATGAGTCGTGAGTGAGTAGTGTGTTTAAATCGTCTTGTAGGTTCATATTATTTAATCCCTATTATTAATTTCGGATTGTAATTTACTTAAACGATCTTTAGCAGATGATCGCATTAAATTAACTGTACGGGGACCCCTGGACTTAATCTGCTTATACCATTCGCTGTCCACCATTTCATCCGCTGCCTTACTGTAGTCATCTGCCTCTAAGCCTTCACGCATTTTTTTGAATTTATTTAGTCTAGTAAGACCAAGGTTGAATGACATATCTACAATTGCCTTCTTCACATTTTCTGGTCGCTTGGCAAATCCTTTATCAAACTTTTGAGCATCGTTAAATGCCTGGGTCAAGCTGTAGTTGTACAGGGTTTTTATTTCATCATCGTCCAGCTCCTTACCCTTGAAGATTTCGTTAATGTCAATCCCCTCCTTCTTTAGGATCTTTCGATTACCTGCGTCCTCTAAGTTGAAACCTACTCCAATGGTTCGATGACCCTTACTGTCTTTGTAGACCTTGGGCTTAACTCCCTCATTGAGGGAAATCATTTTGTAGTAGTCCTGCGCTCGTAGTTCTTTAGCTCGGCGAATGCCTTGCTCCATCACTGATACATTACTGACTTTACCCTCCATAGCTTCCTCCTCCCGATGGTAATCCTTGTGTCTGTACTTCGCCGATTGATGCTGCCTCGGTTCCGTATAGTCCGTTCTGGGTTGCATTGACTTGCTGCTGTTGAGCAAACTGATACTGACCAGCATACTTCTGAAGACGAGCTGCAAAAGCTTCGTCCGACTGTAGTCGCCCTGAAATGTCCGGCTGGGATACATACTGTTGGATGATCTGAAGGGCAACTTGGCCGCCATTCGGGCGAGCTGGCATTTCCATACCGGAGTAAATCTTAGCCAAGTCATCCGTTACAAATTGAGTTACTTGTTCAGCAGCTACCTGTGCTGGCTGTAGAATAGTGTCCGCAAGTACTGGGTCAATTGCTTGAGCAGCGACATCAAGGAGTGAATCCACATTGATTCGACCATTGCGGTCGAGGGCAGTGAGTGCAGTGATCTGCTGGAGCTTCTGCTCCTGTGAGTTAGCATCTGAGTTTAGTACATCATAGCTAATCATAATGTCAAAGTTCTCATTGGGGTCACCCTTAGTGAAGGTCTGCGGGTCTGCATTACCAGTTACTCGGAAGAATACTTCATCCGGTCCAAAGCGTTGAAAGCACTTGAATGCCATAGCCATCACCTCAGCCGAGTGCGAAAGGAACTTGTCCACTAGGAACTGCTTGCGGATTTGGCTAATGGATGAAGTTTCATCCAGTCCAACCAGTCGGTCAGCTTGTTCCTCTAGTGTCTTCTCAATTTCGATTGAGCCAGTAGGGGGTGGTGGCGTAGGAGCAAAGTCCAAGTCGCCCTTGCGGCGATAAGGAATCATACGACCAGGACCCCAGTCCGTTGGTGCTTGACCTACGGGGTGCAGGATCGGAGGAAGTGTAGCTAGGCTATTGCGGTCAACTCGGGAGTCACGCTCTACCTTAACTTGGTTCTGAATGCCACGGAGTACATCCGGGATAGTCATTGCATCATAGAGTCGCTTGCTGTCCTCGGATAGCTTAGTTACTATAACTGGGTAGTCCTCGTATCCATTTAGCAATTCAAACTTTGCATATCCTGGTGCTTCCTCATTACCATCGAACTCACGATGGAAGACGGTGCAGTAGATTCCTTCGGAGCCATCCTCTTCGTCGATTAAACGTTGGTATCCGTAGATTAACTCAATGAGTTCATTTGCCTCGTATTGATTATCTGTTAGGCCAGTTGATCGACGTGCTTCGAACTCAGTCTCGATGCTGCTACTGCTTACACCACGATAGTGTTCAATGATGTAATCAACGAAGTCCTCGTCCCATCCATCGGTAACAATCTTGTTCTCTAACTCTTGTGGAGTGTAGTAAGTCTTCCAGAAGCAGTAGGGAGAACGCTGAGGATCTGTAACGTACGGAGGAAAGAGGAAGTCCCCATCGGGGGCTAGTGTCTTCACTTGGGGTGCATCAACCTGTCGGCGCACAACGGGCAGTTGAGCTACTCCTGTTTTTCGTAATGTTTTGAGTGCTGCTTTTGCCCTTCGTGTTGTAACGCCTGGAAATGTTCCCTTGAGCAACTCGATGATCTCATCATCGGCTTCGCCCGTGGTAATTAATTGTGCAACATCTGGAGCAATTTGCGCAATTTGATCGAGGTCTAGCTCTTGGAGGAACTTGCGATCCTCCTTGTGCCAACCTACGTAAGTGATTAGGATACCACGCTCTAGGAGGTAGTTAGCACCTAGCTCCATCTCACGTCCAAAACGTGGGATGTATCCGCTTGATACCATCCACTTGAGGAAACCAGAGACTAGCTTCGAACGTGCAATGTCAGTTACCTCAGTTGGGAACGCACGTACATTGGATCGGTTCAGTGAAGATACGAACAATGATACCAGTCGGGTGATGCGCTCGTCGATGACGTGGCTCTCCATATCGGAGGCTCCCTCCCAGGGGAATGCGTCCGCACCGTGCTTGCGGTGATCACGGCTTTTACCCGGCCACCAGTTGCGGCGGTCATCATAGCTACTACGACATAGATCGAAATACGATGACAGCTCGGTTACGGTCTGGTCATAAGCGTGGCGTAAGGTCTTCACGCTTGGGTCCTTGCCGACATAGGTGAGTGCTTTTGATGTAGTCTCGTTTTCCATAAATTATTTAGTGATTTTCATTTTGGCTACTGACGAACTGGTGCTTTGATCCACTTGTACTTTGGTTCGTTATTAGAATTGTCAGCCTCGATGTATATAACTTTACCATCCAGTTTACCAGATAGGGCAAGTGGGATACTTACTGGAACCTTCTTGCCGAGTTCCTTGATTCTAGCTAGAACGAAACGCTTGTTTGGTGCTTGGTTGATAACTACCCCCCTGCAGATTGTTGTCATAGGAATGAGGTCATCGAGGCAGTGCTGCCCCTCTTCGGACATCCATAGGTTCTTGCCCTTTCCGGTGATCATATCCTCCTCAAGGCTGTGGGTGGCGATCTTATGGATTTCTCCAAATGAAATCCCGTATTCTTTTGCTAGTTCTGATAGTCGTTTCTTTGGCATTAGTATCCTCCTTTATTGTTCTTGGTTGTTTGCATTGATGCGTCCGACATAAAGTCCGGACCGTCTCCGCCATTCGACATTCGCAAATAGCGGATAACGTCAAAGAAGTCCTTTAGGGCTTCCTCTGGTTTTCCACCTGCGTTGTAGTTAATTAGACTGTCAACGAGGTTGCCGCAGTCCGAATGAATGTAGCACCTTGGTCTGTTGGCCTGGTCAATGTCTACATTGGGATTGTAGTTAAACCAGTCATCCAAGGCTGTGATGCCACGCTCCTCCATCTTGCCATCGGATGGAATGAAGCTTAGACCGAAGTCATAGAAGGATGTAAAAAGATCATCATTGTTCTCATTCTCCCTTGCGAAAAATCGGGAGTCACCGATTCGCTCAGTGACCTCAATGCCTAAGTCCTCCTCGATCTCTTCGAAGAGTTCGCAGTATCCCTCAACGTTTAGTCCAATCTTTTTAGCTGCTGGGCCGTACTTCCACTTTGGATCGCCGAACATTGCCCACTCCCCGTAGGTATCACGGTCTGGCCATTCCCTACGGATGAACACTTCACCGTCCTCATTTACCCCAGCCCAGATGGCTGTGTAGTTCCTTGCTCCAGCGGGGTCAACCACCTGATAGCAGGTGAACTCCGACTTATCCGAAATGTCGGGGAACGTCATCCCGTACTTGTTGGGTTCCTCGTTGAGGACATTTACTTCTGTATTAAAATTGGGCAGTAGGGAATTCACTGACTTGACCGGAAGTCCGTATGCACGAACCTTGATCTCATCCTCGGGGCGACCAGCTAGGTCCTTTGCAATACGCTCGTATCCGCCGAATGGGTTCTCGTCGGAGTGGAGATATACTACACCAGCATCTCTGCTTGGGCTGTATTGGCATATAGGAACCTCCCTGTTACGAAGCAAGGCCGCTGGCCTTGTCTGAGTGGTTTCCGCGCCCTTGAGGTATTCAGCGATGAAGGGCGTGTACCCATCAATTGGCGTAAAGCCAATGATCATCTTGGAGTCCCGTGTAGCCAGTCGGAAGCGCAGGGTGTTGACTAGGGCAGCGTCACCTAGATATTCGTCAAGCCAAGTGCCGATGTTCAAGCCCTTGGGATCCTTGAAGCCGAACTCAAATCCCTCTAGGATGGTGGAGTTGTTGGAGTACTGGGTGTATGTCTTGAAGTCCACCCGTGTGCGGGTATCGGGGAACACGAATGAACTACCTGTGAATCCATTCTGCATTGAGTAATTGATGTAGCCCTCAATACCCTTGGTCTTCTTCTTAAATTCCTTGGGCATCATCTCCCAGATGGCTGGCTGCTGAACCTTGATTGACGTATCCGCATTTTGCGAAAAGCAAACAATGTGACCCCCCTCGGACTCAGTCACTGCTTCCATTACCATTTTTGCGCAACCCGTAGTTTTACCACTTCTGTTCCCACCGAGTGCAAGGCACTCATTGAATTCTTCAAGTGCTTCCCTTGCTCTACTCCAGCCTGGTAGGTCGAACCCATAGCGTAGGGGGTCACTGACGGATGCCTTGATCCTACCCTCGTGAGCAAGGTAGAGCTGCTCTAGCAGCTTGGGATCATTCTCCGCTAGGTAGATAATCTCCTCGTCACTTGGGGACGGCAGAATCGGGTGGTCGCTGAAAGAGAGTTCCATACTTAGTCCTCGTATCCGTCCTCGCATTCGTCCTCGTCCACTAGTTCTTCCCAGTCGAGTTCATCCACCTCGGAGTTCAGATCCTCGATGGCTTCAGTCATAAGCATCTTGCCCACCCTGTAGTTGGTGTAGTCATAGAACAGATCCCCGTCATCGTCCATAACGATGAAGCAGAAGTTGTGAAAGTGTTCTCCTAGTATTCCACGAATTTGGTCGTAGACGATGTCCGGATCTTCTGCGTCAGTCATTTGCTTTTTGGTTGTTCGGTTGGAGGGAGCTTTGATTTAGTTGACTTGGTTTTTTTTGACCAATCAATATCATCGTAGTTCTTACGCTGCTTCTCCTGGTCGTGTCCCTTGCGTGGGCCGCTTCCTTTAGTGCTCATCTGATTC